CCGGACAGCAGCCCGCGGAAGCCGCCCTCGGTGTTGGCAAAGAAGTCCGCCATGATGTCCTGCATGTTGCGCAGCGCCTGGAGTCCCACCTCGGTGATCTTGCCGACCTCGCTCTGCTCGTCGATCTGGGCCTGGATCAGTTCCTCGATCAGTAGCTTCCGCGCTTCCAGGAGCAGGTTCCGGTCTCCCTCGCCCTTGATCAGCGCCTCGTTGACGACCGCAATCTCCTGGGCGACTCGGACACTTTCCTTGCGTACCTTCCCCAGAACACTTGCCAGGGTTCGGGCGCGATCCGCAGCGGTTGCCAGGCCGGCCTCGGTTCTCTGCGCGTCGATCAGGTCGGCCACCAGCATCGCGCGCCGCTCCAGGATCGCGTTGCGTTCCTTCTCGGTCTTGATGAACTCGCCGCTGATCAGGGCCGCGTTCAGCTTGTTGATCTTGGCCGCGATCTGCTCCGACTTCGTTTGGCCGGCGAGCAGGATCTGATTCAGTTCGTTCTGCCGCTTCTTCTGGTCGGCCAGCGAGGCGGCGAGGATGCGTGCTTCCTCCGCGCGTTGCTCGATGACCTTCGCCAGTTCGGCGCTGGTCTTTCTGAGCGCTGCGCGCTGGTCCTCGATGACCTTCGCCGCAGCTTCGGCTCTCTTCTTTGCTTCCTCCCACGCCTTGACGGTGTCCTCGACGGTGCCCTTGTATCCCCTCGACGCGGTCAGCAGGTCGATCTGAATCTCGCGGGTCCGGTCCAGTCCTTTGATCAGGTTGCCGATGCCCGTTTGCGTGGTGTCGATCTCGATGCCAGGGATCAGGTCCGCGAGCAGGCGCCACCCTTCCTCGACCTTCGCCAGTGGTTCCAGCAAGAAGCTGATTATGGCTGAGCTGATTATATTCAGCGCGCGCAGCACGTTGCTCAGCGCCTCGACGATGCCGCGAATCACGCCGATGGTTCGCACGAAGCTGAGCACCCAGCTGTCGGTGTCGTCCTCCGCCGCGTTGATGTCTATCGCCACACCCTGAATGAACTCTGACAGCAGGGTGATCGCCGGCAGTACGTCGATCACAATGGCGTTGCGGATGCCCTCGAACGAGGTCTTGATCAGGGTCAGCTCGTCCTGGGCTGCCTCAAACAGGGCTATGTCTGCGCCGGCTAGCGCGGCGCCGAGGTCCTGCGCCTTCTGGATGGTGTCCTCGATCTGGTCGCTGGTGTTAGCAAGCAGGTTGACCAGGATCGCGTTGCGACCGCCGAACAGGTCGTAGCCGATGGCGGCTCGCTCAGTCGCGCTCTTGATGCCGGACAGGGCCTTGCCGATCTTGAGCAGTTGCTCATCCGGCGATAGCTCTAACAGCTCTGCGGTGGTGATGTTGAGCCGGTCAAAGATGCGGGTGTATGTGGTCAGCCCGTTCGCCGCGTCGATCACGGCCTTGCCCATCTTCAGGATCGCCTTGTTGAATCCGCTCGTAGTCGCACCGGCCAGCACAGCCGCTAGCTGCAGGCCCTTCATGCGCTCCGTCGCAATGCCGAGCAAAGTCGAGACCTTCCCCAGCTCGTCGTTCGCCTGGATGGCGCCCTGTACTAACTTGGCGAAGCCGACAACCGCGATGATGGCCGCCAGCTTAGCGAACCTGACTGCAAGCCTCGCGACGTTCTTCGCCATCGCAAGGGCCTTGCGCTGAAAGCTGGACATCTTCTTGCCGGCCTTGTCCATGCCGCGCTGGAAGCTGCCGGTCTTTGCGACCAGATTAACGATAATGTCAGCTGCGTTCGCCACTTAAGTCGCCTGCTCCCTTCATCTGGCTGATCTCTGATCGAGCCTTCTTGTGCCGCGGCTCAGCATCTTGCAGCAAGTAGTACGCCATCCACTCGGCCAGCTCTGCGCTGGTGATCCGCGCCAGTAGCTCGCGAACCGTGCAACCGAGCTCCGAGGCTAGGTAGAAACAGAAGCGTCGGACTTGGTTGCGCTGGAGGTTTTTCCCAGGGTCTCTATCTCGTCCTCCCCGATCCGGCTCAGTCTCCTCGCGACGTCCGTCACTCGATCCAGAGCAGCGGCAGACTTCGCGCCCAGCTTGGCGGCCTCCTTGTCGGTGAACAGTCGCTGACCGTCACCGTCGATGATGCAGAGCGCGGCCAGCTTGGCCCGCATGTTGTGCGAGTCGATGGTCACCTTGGTTCCGTTGGTCTTGACGACCGACGCCTCCCAGGTGTCCCGCTCCGATCCGGTTAACTCGCGGACGATTACCGTTCCGCCCCACTCTGGTACTTCTACACTCTCAGTCTTCAGGTCATCAGCGCCGAGAATCTCGTCTCGTGTGAGTGCTTTCATATTGCCCTCTCTCTTAGGTCCAGATTAACGCCCCGCTGATCTTGAGCCGCGTGCTCGCCTTGACGGCGTCGTTTGGCTCAGTGTTCAACGTGAACTCCATTACCTCGGCGGCGAACGTCACCGTGGTGTTCGAGATGTCGGACCACACGACGCGATAGTTCCGTACCACTGACGCCTCCGCATCTGTCCGTAGGTTTACGTGCTCGCTGTCTTGCGGGTTCCAGTTGAGCTCCATCGTGATCTCACCCGGGTCGTCCAGTGCGCCGATGAACTCCTTCGACACGCTGTCCAGGGCCGTCACTTCGATCTCATCCTTGGTGATCGCGGGGCCGGCGATGCTTACCACATCGCCGACGTTCGTGAACACCTCGGGCGAGGCCGCGTCGCCTCTGCTGAAAACCGTTCCACTTCCTCTAAACACTGTCATTGCTATGTCTCCGTGTGAATCACGATCCAATCCTGCGAGACTCGATAGTCTCGCCGATCACCCTCAAAGTCCGGCAGGTCGCCGTCGTTGTCCAAGTAGACGAGCTGCACCGGCTCCGCGCCGAGCAGGTGCGGGCTGGCTAACCCTACTCCGTTGAGCGCTACTCTAACAGCGTCGGCGAGCGCCTTCACGCCCGAGTAGGAAGTCTCCCACAGGTCGAGTCGCATTCGCACCTGAACGAAGTCGCTCGGGCCGTCCAGGTCAACCTCGCGCTGCGTGCTGATGCGCAGGTACACGATGGCCGGCGTGGCTGTGTCTTGCGGGATCGAGCCTGGATGCACGCGCGTGCCGATGATCGCCGCGACCGGGCCGTCCGCGAGTAGGTGTGCAACCAGTCCCTGCTCGATGCTCATGCCTTCTTCACTCCTGCCTGGGACAGTGCTTCCTTCACGCCTTGGTTCGTTTCCGTGATCACTTGCCGAACTATGGTCGTGAATCGCTGATCGACCGCGCGCTGGATGTAGTCGTTCCCCGGGATGATCACGCCGCTGGTGTGGCGAAAGCCATCCACCACGAACCGCCAATAAAATGCGTTCTTCGGGTTGTCGCTGGTTCCCTCAGTCGGGTATATCAGGCTGACCTTCAGGTAGCCGCGCTTTCCCCGGCGAGACTTTACGCGAACCAGTCGCCGCAGCCGGCCAGGCTTTACGGCCTTCTGCTTTCTGCGAACTCCCCGCTTGGATGCCGCGCTCCTGATCGGCGCATTGGACTTGATGTGATCGCGAACCAGGACGATGCCCCGCCGGATCGCGCGCCGCATGTGCTTCTTCGCCACCGAGGGCGGCAGCAGTTTCATCGCCTTCTGCAACTCGTCGACGCCTTCCAGCTTCATGCGGGCAAAGACCTGAGCCATCAGAGTCGCTCCAGCGCCAGGATCGTGAGCTCGCGCCGCCGTCCGTCCTTGTCCATCGGGGTGACGATGTCGAACACGCGGGCGCCGAACGTGATGCGATCCGCCGCGGTGAGTGTGGCGGCCAGTGGTGCGTATCCGATGGTCAGCCGGTGACTGACCTCCGCGTCAACCTGTTGGCTCTCGAATCGCTCGCGCGAGCCTACCGCCTCGACGCTGCCGAACGCGGTGGTCAGTGTGGCATAGGTCAGGACGGCCTCGCCGAAGTCGTCCAGGGTCTCCGTGCGCTTTTCCAGTGTCAGCAGGTGCCGCTTCAGTCCCGCGCTCATGTGCTCAACCCTCCGGAGATGTGGTCCCACGCCTCGCCGCTGGCGAGCTCATCGTGCGTCCACTGTCTGTAGGCCAGATTGTACGCCCACTGACTCCGCGGGCCTACGTACTTGGACGCGAGCGATCGACTGGTGACCTCCCACGCCATCGAGCCGACGTCCAGGGCCACCGTCGGTATCCCGAGAATGACCGACTCAATGGCCGCGGTCGAGCTCCAGGTCACACAGCGGTTCACGAGCTCCAGAGACTCCCGCAGGGTCATCATTCCAGAGTTGGCGAGTAGTGGGTGAGGCCTGTACACGACGCGCAGGCCGGCCTCCTGAGCCTGCCGGTCGATCTCGCGCCACCACTTCCGATCTCCGGGTGAGCAGGAGTCTCCAGGATGCTGGTCGCAGATCAGGACGATGGTCGAGGTGTTGCCGTGCCATGCCTGCAGGTGTGTGCCCGTGGCCTGCCACCGGTTAGGTGGGCAGTCGGACGGGCCAGGATCAGCGCGACCGTGCAGTCCGTTCCATCCAACCGAAACATACTGCAGGCGATCCTTGACATAGTCGCCCGACCGCCCGTTGATGTAGCCGGCCTCCAGGATCAGCCGCGGCTTGCCCTTGAGGTGCAGCGGGACCTTGTCGCCCCACCAGACAACGAAGTCGGCCTCGTTCCCCGCGAAGTTCTCCGCGCTGAGGTCTACGTGCACGCCGTGCTTTGCCAGTCCGCTGCCCAGAGCAACCATCGCCTGCAACTGGTGCTTCTGGGTCCTGTCGTAGTGCAGGAGCGCTCTCACGCGAACTCGATGCGCCAGTGCCACTCGTTGCCGTGGAATGTCTTGTAGTGCAGCTTGTCGTCCGGGCCGAGCCGGTCGCGCAGGTCCTGCTCCCACACCTCGCGCGGCCGCTTGTTGACGTGCAGGTCGGTGCCGTCCGGCAGGTGGCTCGCCTTGTCGTTGGTGGTGACGAACAGCTCGATGCGGCACACGCGGAACAGCTCGTCCAGGACGCCCTGCTCGGTGCCGGGTGTCAGGTGCTCCAGCACGTCGTAGCACGACACGTAGTCGAAGCTCTTGTCCTCATAGGGCAGGTCCTCGGCGTCGGCCTGCAGGGTGCGACCGCCAGCCAGGATCCCGGCGAAGTCGCAGCCGTAGGCGTCCAGGCCGCGACCGAGTCCGGCCTCGATGGTCTCGCCGCGACCGCAGCCGACGTCCAGGTATGTTTTCCCCGGCTCCATCGTCTGGATGTCCTCGTGCATGATCGACTTGCGCATCGCGCCCATGCGGTAGTTCGGCAGTTCCTTGTACGCGCGGTCGTATTTCCAGCGTTCTTCTAGCGCCATATCGGCAGCGTCCAGTTCGTGAGCAGGGACATGGCTGCCGCCGCGGTTGCGTCTCCCTCCGGGTCTCCGGGTGCGCGTGCCTCGTTGAGCTCCGCACACTTGAGCAGGATCGCGCTGCGAACCGTAAACGGCACATCGTCCTGATTCCAGCCGGCGGTCACACTCACCTGGGCCGCTGACAAGAAGTTCCCCGTGGTCGGCCAGGACTCGTTCTCGTTCGGCCTCAGCCGCGGGTTGAACTCGGTCGCCAGGTCAGCCTCAAACGGCGGCGGCGACGAACTCCAGGTCTGCAGGACGCCGTTCTCGTCGATGTACTTCACGCTGTTGATGGCCTGAATGTTCCCCAGCGGGAGTTCCCACACCTGAGTCGGGAACCGATCGCGCGTGATCAGATAGTCTCGCTTTGCGATGGCGCGACGCGTCACCTCTCTGGCCCAATCTGCGGCGGCCTCGAGGTAGCTGCGCAGCAGCTCGTCCTGGA